TTGGCTCAGCGTCAAGGTTAGAGAAGATGAGTTTGACTTTGAGAAGTGGCTTAAGAAAGTCGCTAAGATGTCAATCAAAGAGCGCAAGGAAGAAGCCCGTGGTGTTGAAGAAACTTATATTTCTGATACAACCTATGCCAATGTAGTTTTGTCTGGAATTGCTGGATGGTTTGATCGATATCCTCGCATTCCATATGGTCGTGCCACTGCTTATACACAAAACCATTATGATAAATTTCAGATGGCATTCCCCTTCTTACAAACACTTGATCGTGGTTTTGCGGAGTTACTTCCAACTCGTCATGCAGCGCAACGTGCTGCTGCGGATAAAATTGATCCTGCATTTCTAGTTCCACAAACTGTATTCACCACAATTACAGTCAACAAAACATTTAGAACAGCAGCGCATCGTGACGCTGGTGATTTTACGAATGGGTTGAGTAATCTTCTTGTTCTATCAAACAATGGTAACTATACAGGTGGTTATCTAATTCTTCCAGAAGTTCGTGTTGCCGTGAATGTGCGACCAGGTGATCTGTTACTCGTAAATAATCATGAGTACATTCACGGCAATACACCAATTGAATTACAAGATGAAACGGCAGAGCGCGTGAGTCTTGTTTGTTATTTGCGTGAAAAAATGCTCGAACTCGGGAGCAAAGAATATGAAGATCATAGATTTAATTATGTTGAGCAGCGTCGAAAAAACAAAGAACATCCACTCCAACGAAAACTTTGGAATGGAATTTCAGAAGGAATGTGGTCAGAAAAAGAATGGTATGACTATCTGGAAAGAGTTGGTGGAAGGGAAATGGTTGAGAAGTACCACCCAGAAGCGTACAAAAAAGAATCAACTCTAGAAGATATGTTCGGCTAATATGTGCGCAATCATTGGTGCTTATATTGAGAATCCAAGTTCATTAGATTTGGTTATGCTTGCCGATGTTTTCCGCGAGTCTAGCATTCGCGGATTACACGCAACTGGTGTTTCTTGGGTTCGTGATGGTGAAGTTAAAACTCGCATTGATTCTAAACCAGCCACGCAGTTTTTAGAATCACTCGATCTAAACAATTGCGTCAATGAAGACGGCAATCTATATCTGATTGGTCATTGCCGTTATTCAACTTCTGATCTTGAATTTAATCAACCATTGTACAATGACAATATCTCTATTGTTCACAATGGCGTTGTCAGCCAAGAGATGCCAGAAAACTGGGAACGTCTATATGGCTACAAGTGTAAAACTCGAAACGATAGTGAGTTGATTCTTCATACTCTTGAAGCAAACAAGTCTCCATTAGTAGAATTTTCAAATGCTTCAATGGCTGTAGTTGAATTGTACAAAGAAAAGCAATTACGTTTCTATCGCAACGGCAAACGTCCAATTTACTTTACTTCTTTGACCAATGGCGGTATAATTACTTCAACGAAAGATATTGCTGTTCGCGCTGATCTAAAAGACTCAGTTGAGATTGGTATGAATTGTTACACTACAATCGGTAAAGGTATCTTTCAAAAGAATTTTGTTTTGATTGACGACGCAAAGGACTTACAGCATGTACGATAAATCAACGTTTACATATGGTGCTGAGATCGAATGGGGTGATATTGATCGTCGTATGACTATTCCCCCGACTCTCGGTAAATGGGAATATGCTGAAACTGACATTGTCAATATTCATCCACCATTCCAATATCGTGCATGCGATCCACTCGGTAAAGAGCCATGGATGGGTGGTGAGGTCAACATGATGCCAACTAAGACTTGGCAAGAGCAGATTGATCGTATCATTCGTTTGAAAGAAATGTTTCTTGAGTATGGAAACAATCCTTCAGCCTCTTGTGTGAATCATGGACATATTCATGTCTTTGTTCCAGGCTTGCAAGATGATATTGCTGGATTAAAGAGATTGATTGGATACATTCAAGACAATCAGGAAGATACAATTCAAGCCTGTTATCAATTTCATGAAACGTCTGAGATGAAGCAATGTGAAGGCGCGAAGATGTATCTGAAGTTTGATGGTGGTCGCCCAATGCCTGAGTATATGTGCGACAATATTATTGAACTTGCCACTGACTTCAATCACTTCATCAAATTGCACGCTGCTGGCAAGGATGGCGTATCAATGGGTCGTCCATTCCGATTTGCAATCAACACTTACTGTATGAAGCATACTGGTACAATTGAGTTCCGTTGCTTCCGTTCAACAACCAAACGCGAAGAAATGGAATCTCAGTTTCGATTCGTGGAAAAGTTCATTGACGCAGCAGTGAATCAGGGTCCCTCAGTTCGCGAGATTCTTGCGAATGATCAATTCACATTCCCACCATTTAAGTGGAATTTGGATGAGTATCATGGATGGCAACAAACCAAGTATCCAAAAGAGCGTGGAGAAAAGAAGCGCGAGTTTCATGACGTTGCGTGAGACAAGTCGCGATGAGTTTGTCGCGCATATAACTGAGAACAAGGCTGATTCTTTTGCCAAGACTTTTGTGGCGAAGGCAGACATGCAGGCAATCTGGGATAACTGTATTGGTTGCTGGGATACTAATGAATTGATGGGTGCAATTATTACCACCCGATCAAAGCGCACTCCCTATGTCTTTAATCTTCAGTTGCTTCATACTTTTGCCAAACATCGTCGTAAGGGCGTTGCAAGAATACTGACTCAAAATTCTCTTGATCGAGCGCAAGGTCTTGGCACCAGTTACTATAGGGTGTCGGCTGAACCCGATGCGGTTCCATTCTATGAATCTATGGGCTTCAAATTCTTGGGAGTGCAGAAAAGTGGATGCTCGCTGAGCATGTTCAAGATTAATGGTAACAATTTCGCCGATGGATATTATGATTTTACAGACGAAAAGATAGCAAAAGCAGTTACTCGAAGGGGTAAAGGTGGTTGTGTAAAAATCTATGTAAACGGAGAAACTCGCCTGTTGATCACTTAAAATTGCTGTTTACTTTTGCATTTAAATCATGTATACTTGTATCTGTTAGTTAATTCCAACTAACAACAACCCAGACGATGGGTAACTAAAGGAAATTTCATAATGAATATTATCTCTAATGTTGGTGCACCTTCGCGTGCAATTCTTTACATCTTTCGCAAAAAAATTGCTCCCCATAAGATGTATATCGGTATGAAGGATTATAATAAGGGTAAAGACCCAGCCTCATACATCACTTCTGCTCAATCTGACGAATTTTGGGAAGATTATGCAGCAGGTAAACTCGAAAAAGTAACTCTGTTCCAAGATACATCTGAATACATCTCTGCTTTAGAGTGGTTTGGTATTGACTATCTTGTTAACAGCCATAGTGAACTTTCGTATCACCTGTCTTCAAACGGACATCGTGGTAATGTCAAGTTGAAGCCAGCAGATATGCAGCGTCTTATTGGAATCGTCGAAGGTACGATTGTTCCGAAATCAGATAAGAAACTCAATCGGGTTGAATTGATTGATCAACTTGTTTCTGACGTACAGAATGGAATTTATCCATCTGTCATGGTTGATATTGCTGAAGCAAAAAACTTTACTGAAAACCAAGTCAAGGGTGTTTCCCTTGATCAACATCAAGTTGATGAAATTGTGCGCCGCATGACAGAACATCCTGAAAGGGCGCGTCAAGAAATCAAGCCACTTGTCGCAACACGACTTGCTGATGGTTCTACTCGTTTGCTGAATGGTCACCACACTCGTGAAGCAGTGAGCCGAGCGCGTGGATGGAAACAGATTCCTGTTATCTATCTCCCTGTTGACGCATTTGGTGGAGAAGAAGAACGTGATTCTAACTTCAATCTCTTTGGACTGAAGATGAACCCACAGGGGTTTGTCTTATCAAAGTCCACCACAAAAGAAGATTGCGTTCGTGATCTTGAAAAGGAAGTCGATCGAATTGGTTTGGATCTTTCGCATTATCAAGAAAGAGAGCGCGCCAAAGATATTGCTATCCAAACATATGGTGGCGCAGATCTTCTTGGCTCAACTGCAGCCGCGATTGGAGTTTGGAAAACTGTCGTAAATAACTACGAAAAAAATCGTGCAGCGACTCGAGTTGGGCAAATTTCAACATACTCTGATCGTGAATTGATTGTGGTCAAACGCCAAAAAGAATCAAGTGGATATTCTGTTGTTACTGCAACATTTAAGCAAGCTGAACATGCCAAGGCACTTGGCTATATTTTGCGGCATATGAAGAATGAAGGCATGGATAAGGGTGCGATCATTTTTCACTGCAGAACTCCTGAAGAATATGCACATGAGCAAAAAGAACAGTGGATTAAAGACACATCTGATACAATCAAGCATCTCAATTTGAATGTTGAGATTGATGTGTTGCCCTGCATAAAGGGAGAAAAGGACACTGTTTATAAAATGCACAATGCTGCTTAATTGTGTCTGTCTGTGAACGTCACTAAAATAAGACGTGAACAATTCATCCGCTGGTATGCGTGGTCGCTGAAATATGGCGACTGCGATCCAGCGGTATGGATGACAAACTATCTTCATCAACGATACGAACACAATGACGAAGAAAGGCTCTGGCTTGCATGGCTATATGGTAACACCTACCAATTGCCGACTGCATGGGTTCTGAAAAATGAATTCCCAGACTATGAACTCGCCACTGTGGATCGTATCGAATGGTGGAATAGTCACAACTATAAAAGACTACGGTATCAAACAGATACAAAGTGGAACAAAGGTCACTTGCCAGCCATGTTCGCATCTTACCAAAAATTTATTGGCAAGAAAACTCAACGCGAGGTTCTAGAAAAATATTATGGCGACAACGAACAACAATCTTTCAACAACCTTTGGAATACTCTTAAAAATTCTCTTCACAAATTTGGTCGCTATTCCACTTGGTTTTATCTTCAGCATTTGTGCCATACTGCTGGCATTAACTGTGTACCTACTAGCCTCATGCTGGACGACTATTCTGGCTCTCGCTCACATCGTAATGGTTTGCATCTCGCCCTCGGGCAAGACGACAAATATGATTCGAAACTCACTGTATCAGAATGCGCAGACCTTGAAGATGCTGCCAAGGACATTCTTGAGGAAACCAGATCTCGATTCCCAGAATTGAGAAATCAAATCGATTTCTTTACGATGGAGACTTGCCTTTGCTCATTCAAGAAAATCTTTCGTGAACATCATGGACGTTATCTTGGTTATTACCTTGAGCGTCAATCTGAAGAAATCACTCAAGCAGAAGGTGATGATTGGACTGGTATTGAATGGAATGTTTTGTGGCAAGCAAGAAATGAAACTCTAGATCTCAGACTTGCTCCAAGAAATAAGATCAACAAAGAAAAGTTTACTTACTTCTTGAGAACAGGTAGAATAGAGCGAATGGATTGGATGTTCGATGATGAGCATCCAGTGAAGGAAGGTTTGGAGGCATTATGGTAAAAGTGATTGCGATGGGTGGCGAACCAGCAACTGGCAAAACCACTTTAATGTTCAAGTTGATTTCAATGGCTGATGATTGGAAAACAGTTAAGCCACAGAAACTTCTTGATGCCATATATTCAGAAAAATTGAATCTGTATATTCTTGGCAAATATGCAAATGAT